TCTGCCGCCGGTTGCCCGCTCCAGGGCGTAGCGCTCCGCATCGAGGATGGTGGCGCCGCCCACGCGCATCAGCGAGCCGGTCCCGGCTTCGGCCGTGGCATTGGCGGCCGCAGCGGCGCGGTCCGCTTCGGTCTTTGCCCGGTCGGCTTCGACCTTGGCGCGGGCCGCCTGGCCCTCCCCTTCACTGGTCACCTTCAGATAACTCGGCACGGTGATCGTCTGCCCGGCCGGGGACTCCAAGGTGACATTGGCATTCGCGGCCCCTGTGAACCATGTCTGGATCTGGGTGAACTGCTTCTGGCTGAACTTCAGTACCTCTGATGTCTGTGCGGCCAGGCTCGCCACGGAGCCCGAGCGTGTCGGGTCGATCGCATACGCTTGACCCGACGCCGTGGCGCCGCTGTAGTTGGTGACCAGGGTCAGACTGGTGTTGCTGTTGACCGTGTCGATCTCATACGGCTTACCATCCGGGCCATAAAACGTGACGCCGGGTGCTACCCCAAATATCAGGTTCTGCCACTGGGTTCCGGTCCCGGTGACCGTCTTGCTGCCGCTGGCGACAGCGACCGTTCCCGCTCTGTACCAAACGCCCATTTAATCTCTCCCCTTAATGATTTACCCATCATACCAGTCGGTGGCTACAGGTATATCAAAACCGACCCAGAATATCCGGTGTTTCTCAAGTAAGCATACAGCCGTGACGTGCCCGCAGGGACGTCTGACTCCAACCGGTAGCTGTCGTAATTTTTAACCACATACCCCGTCTGCGTGGTTATTTTAACAGCAAACCAAGTCAGTGTGCCTATCGGTGCTATACGGCGCCCTCTGGGGTAAGGGGTTAGGTCAAACGTTGACACCAATCGTTCTGCCGTGCTTGAAACACCGGCGGCATCTATAGACCAAACCCGCATGACATCGCCTTCTATCTTGTTTGCGTAAATAGTCCCTTTCACATCGCAGTTTTCTTCCACGGTAATGTTGGCGATGCTGCCGCCTGCCGCCTGCAGCTTGTTGGTGCGGATTGTACCCGAGCTGTCGATGGTGGTGAACCAGTTGGACCCGAACATCGGATAGCTGCCGCCCGCTCCGAAACCCGCCTGACCGGATTTGACATTGGTGGCGGTAATGGTCTCGGTGTTCAGGATGTCAATGGTCGCTTTGCGGATGACGGCATCACGAATGATCACCTGCCCCTGGTCTATCGCGAAGACGGCCGTCTTGCCGACTGAGTTATCAAACACGAAGAACTGACTGGCGTTGACAATGACCTGGCTCTGGCCCGTAGCTTGGTCTGCGATCAGGCCGATGCCCGCTGTGATGTCTCCGGCTTGGGCTTTCACCGTCCACATAGCCTGTGCCCCGCCCTCCAAGTTCACGATTGCCTGTGAGTTCTGCTGGACGGTCGCCATGGTCCCGTTGAGGCTGCTCTGGACGGTGGATATGGATTGAGACAGGGCCGAGTCCGCGTCCGCCCTTGTCAGGGCTTCCTGCACAATAGATGCCTCCGCCTTAGACAGGCCCGTCTCAAATGACGCTTGAACAGTCTCGATCCGCTGTGCTAAGGCCTTTTGGTCATCCACTACAACGTTTAGGTCGGTCTTTATCTCGGCGCTTGACGTAAGCTGACGAATCTCCCCATCGAAATCTTTTATCGCATTCGACAACGAGGCTTCACCGCTTTTTACCAGCTCGGCTTTTAGGCCCTCACTTACAGAAGCCTGCGCGGCGTCCGCCGTGGACCTCGCCGCAGCTTCACTCTGGATCGCGGCATTGGCAGAAGCGATGTCTGCCGTGAACTTGGTGTCCAGAGCACTGATCTGCTGAGCCTGGGCGGCGTCCGCCGAGGACCGCGCAGTCGCCTCGTTCTGGATCGCTGCATTGGCAGAAGCGATGTCTGCCGTGAACTTGGTGTCCAGCGCCTGCGTGGCCTGCACCTGGGCCGAGTCTGCATCCGCACGGGCCACCGCTTCCTCCTGGATCGCGGCGTTGGCAGAGGCGATGTCTGCCGTGAACTTGGTGTCCAGAGCACTGATCTGCTGGGCCTGGGCGGCGTCCGCGGTCGAACGAGCCGTCGCCTCCGCCTGGATCGCGGCATTGGCGTCAGACAGGCCGTTCGAGAACTTGGTGTCCAGCGCCTGGGTGGCTTGCACCTGGGCGGCGTCCGCCGAGGACCGCGCTGTCGCCTCGTTCTGTATCGCGGCATTGGCGTCAGACAGGCCGGTCGTGAACTCTGTGTCCAAGGCATTGATCTGCTGGGCCTGGGCGGCGTCCGCTGAGGACCGCGCAGTCGCCTCGTCCTGGATGGCAGCATTGGCAGAAGCGATGTCTGCCGTGAACTTGGTGTCCAGGGCATTGATCTGCTGCACCTGAGCGGCGTCCGCAGTGGACCGCGCGGTCGCCTCCGCTTGGATGGCCGCATTGGCCGAGGCGATGTCGGTCGTGAACGCCGTGTCCAAGGCATCGATCTGTTGCGCCAAGGAGGCGTCCGCCGTGGACCGCGCTGTGGCCTCCTGCTGGATCGCGGCATTGGCAGAGGCGATGTCCGTCGTGAACTTGGTGTCCAGAGCACTGATCTGCTGGGCTTGAGCGGCGTCCGCCGTGGCCCGCACGGTTGACTCGTTCTGGATGGCGGCATTGGCTCCCGACAGGCCTGTTGTGAACTCGGCATCCAGTGTTTCAATGCGGGAGGCCAGGGCTTGTTGTTCGTCTGCCAGGACAACCTGGCTGTCCTTGATGGAGGCCTCGGAGACCAAGCGCCGTTCTTCAGACTTGGTTTGCGCCGCCGCCACGCTCAACACCCCGAGGGCGGCATGTTCGGCCTTGGTGTCCACCAAGTCGATCGATTGCTCGATACTGGGGATCTTGCCGACCTCTTGCTCGATAGCGGGTATCTTGCCGATCTCTTGCTCGATAGCGGGTATCTTGCCGATCTCTTGCTCGATAGCGGGGATCTTGCCGACCTCTTGCTCGATAGCGGGGATCTTTCCGACTTCGATCTCCAGCGCCGGCAGCTTGCCCAGGTCTTCTTGCAGCACGGGTGTCAGCTTGGAGCTGTCGATGAGACCATCCATCTCGTCCAGGATCTGCTGCGGGTCAATCTTGGTGCGGGCCTCCACGGAGTACCAGCTAGATTTGCCATAGGTGTTGACCGCCCGGATGAAATAAAAATAGGCGGTATCGATCGCAAGGCCTGTGTCCTCGATGAACACACCCTGGCCGGCCTTGAAGGCGTCGCTCTCTATCTCTGCCTCACGCAACGGCACACGAGATCGCCAGAACTCACAGGGGAAGGTGTCCACAGCCGCGAACTGAGGCGTCAGCACTATGCTGTTGCGGCGGGCGTTGACCAAGACGGACACAGGTGCTGGCGGGGGCCCGAACTCCACGGCCGCTCCGGGCGGCAGGCCTGTGCCAGAGTCGCCGATGGCGAAGGTGTGCTCGACGTTGGTCCACGAGCGCAGACCCCCCTTGGTGGCCCACAGTCGGAACCGGATCGCAGTGGTGTTGCTCGGCAGGATGTCCGCTTTCACCTCGAAACTGGTGATCACGGCGTTGCGCACGACGACCGCATTGGCCAGCCAAGCTCCCCCCACAAAGGCATCCACCTCAAGGGTGTAGCTGGTGCCGGGCTCGGCCGGAACACTGCCACTTTCCCACGGCAGGATGACGGAGGTTTCCAAGATCCGGTTTCGCTCAGACCACGAGAAGGCCAGGGGCAGCTGCTTGGCGGAGGGGAACAGGTCACCATTCACCCGCACGTTGGCCGGCGGATACGGACGGAAGGGGCGGTCGGACATAGTGCCCGAGATCACCGGCGCAAGGCTCGCCTGGAGTTGCCCTTTCGACGTGGTGGGCAACAGGCGGTAGTTCTGCGTCGCACCGTAGGCGGAGAGCTCCTCGTCGAACCCGTGGCGGTTGTCGTCTGTGATCCAGACCGGAGTGCCGGCGGGCCACTGGCGGGGGCTTGTATCCAGGCAACCGCGGCGCACCACGATCGCACCAGAACTGGTGTCAGTAATGAGGCAGATCTCGCCGTTCTGCCCGCCGATGAACAGGTAGTTCCCCACCTCCGCATAGACGCGACCTTTCAGCCCGGTGAGGGACACCTCGCCCGTTACACCGATCGGCAGGATGTTGACCAACGTGGCGAATCCAACCGGCACGCGGTCGTAGCTGTTCTGCCATACCGGGCCCGTGCCTGCGATGTTGCCACGCTGCGCCTGCTGGACGTAGGTGTTGGTGTCCTTGCCTTCCGGGGCGGCCATAACCACAGGGTAAACGGCCGGGTACGTCAGGCTCTGAGCCCTGGTCTCCCCCAGTAGGCGGGCCACCATGAAGTAGGGTGCAGTCATCACCTCCCACGAGACGATCGGCTTGGGGTCCTCCGCGCTGCTCTGCCAGCGGTCCGGGTTCTGGGCGGTGTAGACCGCGGGCTGGCCGAAGACATCTTCCACCAGCGACGCACGGATCACCATGCTGTCGGGTGTCCCGTAGTCGATGGTCACCACCCGCATGACGATCTCGGAGAAGTTCAGCTCCTTCCAGTCCACCAGCTTGATGGCGTCACCTGGCAGCAGGCCGAACGCGCTGCGGTCGAAGTCCACGTCCACCTGCATCAGTGGCTTGGACGCTGCCTGTATTTCTCGCATGGCCACGCGAGTGGCGAGGCCTATGTTGCGGATCCCGTACATGTCGCGGCTGTCGGCCACGATTGCACCCTGAATGGTGATGTTGGCCGGGTCATGCACGGTGACGACCTCGGACTCTTCCGACTCAGGGTTTGTCCAGCTGACGTTGATCTCGTTGACGGTTTCATCCCAGCCTTTGCGTTGGGACGACCGAATGGTGCCCTGATTGCGGTTGAAGGCGGGCAGGGTAGCTTGGTCGTAGTCTTCGCGGATCAGCTTGAAGTGGAACTTGCCGGTGCTCGGGTTGATGCACATTGTCCCGTTTATGTGGCGCAGGATCTCGGCGATGAAGCTCTCAATGGAGGCCTGCTGTGCCCACATCAGAGACAGGCCGAAACCTTCCGAGTAGAGCGTGTCGGCCACTTGCCGCATCTGGGCGTCGTCCAGGAATTTCGTGGCGGCGCCCATTCCCCAGTCGGTGTTTACCAGGCACTCCCGGATGATGTGCATCGGGTTTGCGTCACCGCTGATCATCGCCTTTTCGGGATACCAGGTGCCGGGCTTTGACCGCACTTTCACCCACAGCGGTTTGAGATAGGGGTTGTTCGACGCCCACTTGAAGCCCGAGCGGCCGTCTGCCGAGTGGAAGAACAGCGAGAGGATGCCGCGATAGCCTGGCGCTTTGTCCCGGGCCAGGCCGATGAACTGGGCGATTTTTGAGGGGATAAGCTGGGTTGCGGCGCCGTGCAGAACGGTCATCGTCCCGGCGACACCGCCCTCCTTCTTGTTGCCGCCGAACAGACCTTCATTGGAGATCGACACATTGTGCCCGTCGACGGCGCTACCGTCCGCCGGTGATGACGAGCCGGACCAGGCTACCTTCTCCCCTACCTTGATCTCCAAAACAGCATCCACGGGCCCGTGGCACACGCCGACGTGCGTGGCCAAGTAGTAGTCTGAAACCCGCGTTTTGCTGCTGCCGCCCCTGCTACCCATCGATCACTCCTCAAGTTGTGCGCGTCGTATCCTCGCGTCGATGGCCAATTGTGCCATAGCATCGTCAAGTTTGCGTAGCTCTCTGATCGACATGCCGTGGTCGATGAAATCCTTGAAATCCAGGCCATGGCCCTTGAACCACGTCCAGCTCCCTGTCGCACACAACCCGGCGGCGCAGGTGTCTGTGACGGTGACGATCAGGTCGTCGTATTCATCAGTCGGTGTCATATTCGTGGATCTCCTTCGCCCAGTAGCCCAGGAAGTTGGGGGACTTGACTGTCATGGTTCCGAACACCACGGGCAGCGGTGTCCCCGCCGAGGCTGTGGGGTTGTCCATCTCTGTGGCCGCCGCTGGGGTTGGCAACTTGGGCCGTGGTTGCAGCGCATAGCTGACAACGGCCAGGGCGATGGCAAATGCGAGTTGTGCCCACATGGGTGTGTCTCCTTAGTAAATGCTTCCGCCAGACATCGGGTTGTCTGTCGGGATCCACGGCATGCCGCCGTAGTTCGGGGCGTTGTTGAACAGATTGGCGCAGGTGTCCAGGCCATGGGTGCAGCCGTGCGATAGTTGCAGGGTGTCCCCCGCCGACAGGCCGAGGACGGCGCCCATGACTTTCACCTCACTGGTCGACGCGGTGACAAATACATCCACCAGCATTCGCAAGTCGCGCAAGGGTACCTGCCCCGGCATCCGGCGTGTCCATTCGACAAGGCCTCCCTTGTAGTTGGCAGCGCCGGCCAGCTGGCCCGCTACGGTGACCGTGTCCCCCTGCACGGATACCACGGTTGCCGTGATGGTGTGCGCAGACTTGACGGCCTTGCATTTATCGCCGTAGAGGACATGCGGGCACAGCCGCTGATAGTTGCGGCGCAGGCCGGTGCGTTGCAAGGCTGTGCTGATCGGCTCGCACATCAAAGTGGCGGTGCCCGCGTCGTCCTGGTGCGTCACCTGCCGGACACGGCCCGACCAGATCGCCAGGAACTCCCCCGCCGGGTCCCCGTCGTGGCCGTAGTACATGGTCAAGGAGACCGAGCCACCGAGCGGGTAGTAGCGGAACCACATCGGCACCTGCGAATCGGTCGGGACCACAAGTTCAAGGCTCGCCTTGTCCAGGGTCTCACTGGCGGTGAAGGAACCCACCTTGATCGCCTCGGGCATGTAGGTCCCGCCGGCGAAGGTGACCGGGAAGGCGATGTCCGTGTAGAGGACAGGCGCTGCCACGGCCTCGCTTTCGAACTTGAGCAGGGTGATCGGGGCCCCGGTATACTCCCCGTATTCTTGCGTGTTGAAACTCACTGCGGATCCTCCAAGAGCGTGAACGACAGGTCACACTCAGAAACGGTGTCTGTGAGCCATGATAACACCAGAAGGTCCGAGGCCAAGCGGCTGCGTGTCATCCAGCTGATCTGCTTCACCGCCAAGGCCAAGGGCCACGGGGTATCGACGCGCACTTCTGTATCGGCCGTGGCCTGCGTCATGCTCAGAACGCGCCTGTACCAGACGGTTCCGTCAACCCCCTCAATACGGATCGCCCGTTGCACCGCTTGGTCCCAATACTGCATCGCCTCGAGCCCGGCCACCTTGAATTTATCGGAGTTCTTCACCAGGGTTGCGGTCGGCGGCAGGTCATCCAAGAAGCTCGGCACATAGCAGACCCGCAGGCGGCCTTTCATCCGCAGGAAGAACTGCAGCACCGCAATGCTGCGAGCCGCGTCCATGTTGCGCATCATCCACTTGGTGGTCGGCCGGTTGTAGCTGACCGGATTGTATCGCTTCTTGATGCCGCGGCCGAAATCGACGTCGTAGACCTCGTAGTCGTGCGAGAGGTCGACGGAGCTCTGCCAGTTGGGCCGCAAGGTCACCACCTCGATCCCGGTGAAGGTCTGTGCTGCGGTGCCGGCCTCCGTGGCCGGGGTCTCCGTGGGGTCGGCCTCGAATCGGTTGACCATCGTCGAGACCCGGTCCGTTATGAGCTGGCTCTGCTGCCCGGATGGGATGTAGCCCTGGTAGGCCAGGTGAACCCGCGTGCCCTCCGGCACTGTCTCCAAGATCGGGCCATTAAGCTGCAGCTGTGTTGCCGTGGCGCCTGTCAACGTGTAGGCGGGCGACGATCCCGATGGCATGTCGATAATCACCTTCATCCCGACTTTCGCCCCTGGTAGCGCCCAAGAGGTCGGCAGGGTAGACACCCCCACCGACACCGCGGACGCCACCGGCGCCCATCTCACCCAGTCCGGTTGCCAGAATGGGTACTGCCCCCACAATGTGAGCTGGCGCCGCAGCTTGATGAGCTCCGCGCCGACCGCGTTGATCCTCGTCTCAACGGCGAAACGCGGCACTCGGCGGAGGGAGCGGCGCTGCTCCCGGCCCGATTGACTGGTCACGATGTCGGTCTTGAACTCGTAGTTCTCGACCAACGGTGTCGACCAGTTGTGCGGGTGGTTGAAGACCTCGATGTGCTCGGCCACCTGTCACTCCTTATTTCAGTAGGTTCTTGATGGCGGAGCGGTTAGACCGAACCACGTTGATGATCGCCTGCTCGCCGGCGGCTGTGCTCAGGCCTTGGGATACCACGTCGGATGCGTCGAAGGTGTTGACGATTTTGACACCCATCGGTTGCGCGGGTCCGGATGATTGCTGGCCGGCTCCGTTCAGGATGTTGTTCGGGTCGTCCTTGGACAGCACCTGCTCGCCCTTCTGCAGAATGGCGGGCACCTCGTCTCTCTTGAGACCCGGGAGCCCGCCGTCGTGGAACCGGGGCGCATTGGCGAACCAGTTCGGCGACACGTCGCGAGTCCGGTTAGACCGCCCTCCCACGATCCCGCCTGAGTGCTTGACCGGCACCGAGGCGGCCGTCCCCGCACTGGGCACGCCGCCCATTGCCATCGCCGCACTGGACACGCCGCCCCAGCCTGCCCCTGCGAGGGCGTTGAGCAACATCTGCTGCAGAATGGCCTCCGCTATCTTGAGCAGGAAGTCCGCGAAGAACTTCTGCACTACAACCCCCAGGTTCTGGAAGGCATCGCCGATTGACATTGTCCCGTGCATAACCTCAACCAAGTCGTGCGCGATGGTGTTCAAGCTGGTGGACATGCTGTCCAAAACCCCGTTCACGATCATGGTATCCCACTGCGTGTACGTGCCGGTTATGTTCTGCAGCCCTGCTCGCATCGTAGCGATCTCGGCGTTTATCTTGGCGAACTGCTCGGCCGTCATGCTCGACTGCATGGTACGGGCGAATGCCTCCAAGTTGTCCACCGAGGCCGCAATCGCGCCGTTTTGCTCGTTGTAGAGCGCGACCGTGCGGGACACCTGCTCGTTCTCAGAGATAACCCCGGCTTCCCGGAGCGCATTGATCTCCTGCAGACGGGACCGTTTGATTTCCAGTTGCGAGTTGACGTCGTCTTCGAGGCGTTTCAGCTCATCCGTGCGGGCCTTCAGGGTCGCCAGTTCGAGGTTCTGCTTCTTCAGGTCTTCGAACTGGGTGGCCAGCTTCTGGTCTCCCAGCTTTTTGGCCTTGGCGATCAGCTGGTCATACTGGACAGACACTTTTGCCAGATCGGCCGCCATCCGTTCAGCGAACGATTTGGTCGGGTCAATCTTGGCCTCCCGTTGCCCGAGAGATGCCTCCATCTGCTCATACTGGTTGCGCAGGGAAAGCAGGGCATTGGCCCGCTTGTTGTCGTTGGCGGCCCCCTTGGTCGCGTTCTCGAACTCCAGGCGCTCTATCTCCTTGCGCTTGGCCACGATCGCGTCGAGCTGGGCCACCAGCTGCTTGCCCGCCTCACCCCCCACCTTGTTGGCTTCGGCGTAGCGAGGGGCGAACTCCTCGTCGATCAGCTGCAGCCGGCCTGGCAGGTCCTTGCGCACGAGGGCCTCTCGGGCGGCTTTGGCGGCCTTGTCAGCCGCTAACCCGAGCTTCTCATACTCCTTGGTCAGGCGGGCAACCTCACGGGAGGCCGCCGTGCTACCGCCGCCCGGATCCTCGGTGAATTGGAAGCCGGGCCGGGTCAGGGGCGGTGCTTGGGTCTGGGTGCTGAACATGTCAGCGAACCCGCCGGTTGCCCCGGACGGGGACATCTGCTTGCGGTTGAGCTCATCGATCTTGTCCATCCAGCCGTTGAACTCGGTGTTGACCAAGCCCATGCGGTAGTTTGTGGACGCCGCATGCTTCCGGTCCATCTTGTCCTGGGCGTCTGCCCACGACTTGGACAGGTCATCCCACAGCTTCGCGGTGTTGCTGACGAACTCACCTTGGTCCTCGAACATGCTCATGAAGACATGCTTGGCCCCGCGAGCAGCGTCTTTCAGGGCCTCTGGTATAGTCGCGATGAGGGTGCCGATTAGCTCGATGGCGCCGCGCAGGTACAGGCCGACATAGTCCATCACTTTTTGGAAGGTCTCGGACGTCTCGTAGGCCCACTCCCCAAGCGACCATGCGGCCAGGACCAGGCCGATGGCCGGGATCAGCCGGAGCAGTCCGGCTTTCAGGAACCCAGCCGATGTGTTGGCCGCTATCAACGAGGCGTCCAGGGCGATCATTGACCCTGTCAGCAGTTTGACCTTGCCGACCAGGTTGGTTACCCCGACCGCCATGCCCACCAGCATCTGGCCGAATTTAAAGAGGGCCAGGGTGACGAGAATGTTCTCGACCTGTTCAAGGTTATCGGCCAAATAGATGACCGCATCCGCCACGTGGCTGAATGCCTCGCCCAGCTTGGCCGCCGCCATCTGGCCCTCTGCGCTGTTCAGGAACGTGGTCAGGCGCTCCAGCATGGCGGCGTAGTGCTCGATGAAGCCTGAGTCCGCGATAGCCAGCTTGAACAGCACCATGGCCGACTGGAGACGCGCCTCCGCCGCCTGCACGGATCCCGATGCCTTCTCCACCAGGGCATCGACCTGCTCGGCGTTTTCCCGGGCGAAGTTGATCACGTCCTCCGACCGGACGGTGCCGAGCTCGAGGGCCTTGGTTAGTTCCTGGACAGACATGCCCATGCCCTTGGCGAACAGGGCCACGGCCCCCGGCAGTCGCTCACCGAGCTGGCCACGGAGCTCTTCCGCGTAGACCTGGCCTTTCGACAGCATCTGCTCGAGCGCCTTGAACACCCCGTTCATGTCGTCGGAGCTCAGGGCGAATACCCGGCCCGCCTTGGCGATCGACTCGTAGATGTAGCGAGTCTCCTGCATGCCGATCCCGACTGCATTGGCTGCCACGGCGAATTTCGTGTAGCTGGTGGCCACCACGGAGAGCTCGATGCCCAGCTTGTTGGCGAGGCCCACCATGTATTGCCACTGCTCGTTCTGCGCCTCGGCGCTCTGGCCGACCACTGCGCTGATCTTGAGCAGGGCCTGCTGGCGCAGCTTGTAGGCGTCCACCGCCCCGCCCGCTAGGTTGATGGTGCCCTGCACCCCGACATAGGCAGTGGCCAGGGCCAACACCTCGCCTCGCAGACGCTGGAAGATGGACAGGGATTCACGACCGCCGTCGCTCAGGCTCTTGAACATCGAGGCGGCGCCCTTGCCAGCTTGCTGCTGTTGTCGCAGAGCGGCCGACACCTGCTGGGCGGAAGTGACAGTTCGGTTGGCCGTGGCGGTCAGCCTCTCTTGAGCCGCCGACAGCTGACTGGTGTTGATGCCTGCCTGCCGCAGGGCCTCGCGGCTATCCCGGGCGGACAGGGTGGCGTTGCGCAGGGCGTTGGCCGTGGCTTTCAGGTTCTGCTGCGCGGCGTTGAGTTTGGCCCCCAGTTCACCAGCGTCCGTGCCTGCGGCTTTCATCTGGGCCGCCAGGTTTTTAACCTCTTCCCGTGCGGCAACGTATGAAGCACGTGATTCACGTACTACAGCAACCTGCTGCCGGTAGGCGTCTATGCCTCGGCCCATGTTCAGCAAAGAGGCCTGGGCCGCCCCTAGCTCTTTCAGCTTGGCCGCGCCGTCCTTGAGGTTCTTCCCGCCCCTAGTGATCTCGGAGCTCAGGTCGGCGACCTGCTTCTCGACACCTGACAGGGTTGACCGGGCGGCCGCCGCCGGAGAGATGATCTGCTGAAGCGACTGCGCGTACCGGCTCTGATTATCTGCGGTCTTCACGATAACCCGGCCGAGGCTCTGGTAACCTCGGGCTGTCGCAAGGGCTTGGTCCGCCTGCCGCTGCAGGGCCTGCACTACCTGTTCTGCCGCTGCCCGTTCTGCCGCCGCCTTCTTGCGGGCCTCTATCACCTGCTGGGCGGTGGCCTGCTGCTGTGCCGCCAGTTGGGCGTTGGCCTCCTGCTGCAGCTTGGCCGCCCGGGATGCCGCCGGCAAGGTGTCCATGGCCTTGCTCTGGCGCTCCAGGGCTGCGTTGACTTGCGCCACCTTGCTGCTGAACTGACTCTGCGCCTGCGAGGCGTTGGCCGTGTCGATGCCGTAGCGCTTCATCTCGTCGGCGGTGCGGGACAGGGTGGTTCGCCGGGTCTCTTCTGCCTTGGCCGCCCGCTCCGCCTGTTTGGTGGCGGTCTCCAGGGACTTCTGCTGCTTCTTGGTCAGTGTCTCGACCTTCGACAGCTCATCCGCCAGGGCGGCCTGCTTGTTCTTGGCTTCTTCAGTGGCTTTGGCCGCGTCCTCTACCGCCTTGCGCTGACGCTCGAACAGCTTGGTCAGGGCGTCCAGCTTGAGGAGCTGTTTCCCTGCGTCCTCCAGGCGCTGGTATGTCGCGGCGAGATCCTTGTTCGACCCCTCCCCGCGCTCCGCCGCTGCCTGCTGTTCGGTCATCACATCGGTCAGGGTGCCGATGATCTTGGTCAGCTGGTCCAGGGTCTTCTGCGAGTAGTCCCGCGCCCGGATCCGTAGCTCAACGTCTTTGGACTGGTCAGCCACTTGTCATCTCCTTGATCATTTTCTGGAAGGCCTTGCCCCCCTCTTTCGGGTTGAGCGCACTGCCGACCACCGCTTGCATCAAAATGGCCTCGGTGGCCATCTGGTGGTTGATCCGCTTGCGAACGATAGTCGCCTCACCCCACACCAGACCTACCGGATATTGCCGGGCGGCCAGGTGCCCGTTTGCCAGCAGCATGCTGACCTCGCTGCGCAGGTTGTGATACTGGGCGATTATGCGTTCGCGGCCGCTGGTCGGCTCATCATGGCTGCGCTTGCCAGCAGGTTCTCGAACATCGCCATCGTCTTTTTTGCGCCGCCGAAGTCCTCGAAGGTCAGGGCTCCGATGGTCTGCACCAGTTTCAGTTGAACAGGGATCGGGAGGGAGGAGGCCTTGTCCACCAGGGTCGGTTCATCTGCGGCCAGGGCGATAGCGTGAGCCACGAGGCCTGGGGCGTCGGTGACAAGGCGCAGCACGAACTGCAGCAGCCCGGCCTCCGTGAAGTTGCCGCCGCTCTTCTCGTAGAGCTCGATCAGGCCGCCCAGATCGTCGAGATGGACGTGCATGAGCTGGCTGAAGTCCTGGATGCCGAGGCCTCGCACATCGACGGACGCTGTCTTGCCGAGGGGAACGGTTACTTTGTCTGGGGTGAAGTCTGCAAGTGCCATGGTGGGCTCCTTCTGGTTGTCGGACTAATTTAACACGATGGGCACGGTGGGCCGCAAAAAATAAAAAGCGCCCGAATGGCGCTTTACCGTGTGTTCTTGTTTGCTTCGTGTTTTATTCGAGTCTTGGCGATTTCAAAGTAGTCCGGGTCCATCTCCATTCCTATGAAACCGAACCCTTCCCTCAAGGCGGCCTTTCCGGTGCTGCCGCTCCCCATGAACGGGTCGAGCACCACGCCACTAGGTGGCGTGACCAGCCGGCACAGGTAGGCCATCAGGTCGGTTGGTTTCACGGTTGGGTGGTTGTTCCCCTTGGTGTCCGTGTTCTCCACCTTGCGCAGCGTGGCGCCATGTTGGAACTGCGGGCCGGGGTCCTGCAATCCCTCGTTGCGTTCCTTTCTGCTGGCCTTGGCGCAGTAGAAGAAGCGGGCGGCGCTGCCGCTGTCTGCATGGAACGCACCTTTTACTCTGGCGCGCTTACCGGTGACGCTCCCTGTACTGGCAGCACTATCCTCAGTCCCTTTTACTGGCGCTGCCGCTCCGGCATTGGCGGGGAATGCTGCCAGCACCTCGTCGCTGCCGTCGTGGATCAGGTTGGCGGGCCAGCGGCCGTTGCGTTCAGAGTGGTCCAAGCCTTCGCGCTGGTCTTGCTTGCGCCCGCTTTCTTCAGCCGAGGTTTCCCCCGGTCTTTTTGGGAAAGCCCCGTTTGCTCCGCGGGAATGCGTGGAGACCACCTCGTCGCCGACCCGGCATCCGTCGATATTCAGACCGCCTGTGCCATGCGCTTGTACGTTGGCCGCAATCGTCCCCTTGAATGGCTTGCGGGCCACCGTGACCGGCTCGAGCGCGGGTTTGAGAGCCGTACCCCATCCTTCCCAGTCATTCTTTAGGTTGTGTGACTTGGGGAACCCCGATCCGTATACCCAGGCGATCATGTCCCTGATTTCAAACCCGGCATCCTCAATGTTGCAAGCCATTCGGTGCTGGGTACGGGTGCCAGCGAATGCCAGTAGGTGGCCGCCCGGTTTCAGGACGCGCAGGCACTCTGCCCAGATTTCCACGGCAGGCACATCGTAGTCCCACTTCTTGCCCATGAAAGACAGACCGTAGGGCGGGTCTGTCACAATGCTGTCTACCGAGTTGTCCGGCAGGAACTCCAAGTGGTCGAGGCAGTTTCCAAGGTACAGTTTGTACTCGCTCACACCTCACCCCCTTGTGACAGGGCTTTCTTCAGCAGGCGCTCCACCATCTGGTTGAAGCTGCGTCCTTCTTTTTCCGCCAGCGCTTCTACCTCCGACTTCAAAGTGGGCGGCAGACTCAGCGATCGCTGTTGTTTCTTCTCTTTCTTCATCGCAGACCTCCGTGGGTTGATTCGGTCTACTTTAACCTGTGCCCCTATCGAAGGCAAATAAAAAGCGCCCGAAGGCGCTTCTCGTTAAACCGTTCAACTGGATCAGCTGAAGGTGATGTTGGTGCTGGTGGCCGAGACCGGACCTGCCGCAGACTGCACGGTCGCGGTGACCGCGACCACGCCAGCTGTGGTCTTGTTGACGGTGGCGGTCAGGCTGCCGTCGAAGCCGGTGTTCTCGGTCGGCTCGGACAGCACACCGCTGTTGCTGGCCGTCATGGTGACGGTCTGGCCAGGGACGGTGTTGTTGTTGCCGTCGCGGACGGTCACGGTGAACGAGATCGGCGTATTGGCCGGGCCGGTCAGCTTGGACGGCATCACTGTCACATAGCGAAGATCCGCCGGGTTGCTGCCAGCCTCGTCCACGGCACGGATGTCGATGTAGACACGCTCGCGACCCTGCAGTTTCAGAGCATCGAAGGTGAAGCCCATGGATTGCCAGTCGTCGCCCTTCAGGTTGTAGTCGCCGTCCGGGGACAGGGTGACTTTCGGGAAGAAGTAGTCCTTGTTCTCACCCTTGGCATTGTGCGACACGAAACGCAGGCTGCCCTGGACCACATCGTTGGAGGAGATGACCATCTCGCGGGACTGCGCGGCTACGTCGAACTGGACAACCAGTTTGATGTCGCCGTTGATCTCGGTGGAGGTCGGTTCCAGGTAGAGGCGGCCAAGTTCGAGGTCGACCTCGTAGTTGCCTGCCGCGTCAACGATGGTGACCCCCGGGATCGCACTGATGTCGCCGGTCAGGTTCAAGGTGGCGGACTTTGCCGCCTTGCCCACCTTGACGTTGGAGACCTTTCGGACGCCGGTAGGGGTGGCATCGGTGGTACCCAGTTGCAGGGTGAGCCCGCGTTTCCAGTTGGTGAAGACCTCTTTCTGCGCGGTGACAGAAGTGGAGGACTTGGTCAGCAGGTTGCCCAGGAAGAACAGGGCCACGTTCTCACCGGAGATGTTGTCGCAGTTCATCGAGCCCGAGCTGGAGATCTCCAGCAGGACCGACTCATCCTTCTCGCGCAGGCCGCGATCCGCGTTGAAGTGGTCCAGGGTTTCGACCTCGTTGGTCAGCGAGTACTCCGGGGTGTTGCCCAGGTAACGCTCACCCTCGCCGATATTGGTGCCGGGTTTGAATTTGTTGAAGAACACCTCGCCGCGGCCAAGCGTGTACTTCTGGGTTTCATTCGCCATCGTTATTCCACCTTCTCAGTTGGATCGATAAGGTTGACCGGCAGGGTGATCCTGATCGGCATGTAAAAGAAAGCCTTTGCCGACACACCCTCTTGCGCCGGCCTCACAGCGTCTTGGCCGATGTCCAGGTCGGAGATCAAGCCCTTCAGCATGTAGACGCCAGGCCAGCGTGGCCGGTTCGTACCTTCGTCGAGAGATACTATATCAGACATTCGCCGCTGAACATCCGCCAGAAGCGGGTAAACAGGGTCTGTCGGGTTGCGGGAGTCGTCATCCGCCCAGCCTTGCACCAGTAACACCAAGGTGTCCCGGCGCAGTGTCTTCTGTTCATCTGCGTAGAAACCGTCCAGTGGAGCGGGGCTTTCGAGAAGGGACAGCAGCGGCACCTCGTCTGTCGCCCCGAACACCGCCCGGCCCCTGAACACTTTTCCTTTCAGGTCGTGCTGATAACCATTGGTCTTGGTGATCCCCTCCAAGTGGGCGGTCAGCGCCTTGAGGACTTGCAGTTTTATGTGGTCAGCCACCTGTCAACCTCGCGAATTGTCTGAAAAATTCTGTTGTCACCATGTCACCGATTGGGTCGGCAACCTTGTCGGCCACGTCGCTGAACACCTGATCGACAGACGGACCGTAGAGCAGAGCGACCTTCCCCGGGACCAGCCATGCGCGGTGTGGGGTGTTCTTGTTGAGCCGTTCCCCTGGGGACAGTCGCAGGGCCAGGCCGACGTTGTATTTGTCCTCGGACATCGAGGCCCCGGCTCGCAGCCGCACAAGAAACGCCCGCTTCAGGTATGTGGTGCGGCCGCTCTTGATCCTAACCTGAACACCACCCTTCCCGCTCAGGACGGTTGTCCCGGCGGCGAACCGCGCCAAGCTGGTGGCACGTTTTCGACCGAGAACCACCGCTTCCAGGTTGTTGTTCGTGGCCCGCTTGGCGATGAAAAGCCTGTCCCCGCTGAGGTACCCGGCGGGGAAGGCCACTTGCGCCATCATATCCTTGCGGATCATCTGCATGCCCTGGCGGCTCACCGTGTCGTTGATGGCCATGCGGGCCGCCGTAGTGGCCGCCTCCGGCGCTCTCTGGAAGAACTTCTCCAGGTCGCTTAGGCCCTTATTGCTGACGCGGATCATTTCCGGGCCACCCACCACTTCTGCTCAACCGGCCCTGTCGCAGGCTCCATCTCCTCGAGCACCAGCACAACGTTCTGGTACAACGGGCCCATGGTAACCGTGTCGCCCCTTTCAAGGTCGATGCCCTTCTCCGCCAGTTCGTCAAGGTTGAAGACCAGACGGTCGATGCCTTCAATGGTGCTGGCATAGCCGTCCGACGTGCCGTTGCCCTGCAGCACCAGCTTGTTGTGCCAGCGGACCATGATGGCGGTGGGGGTGTCGGACCCGTAGGCCCTGTGGTCCGCAGATACAGAAAAGGCCGTATGAACGGCCTTTCTTGCTCTGGCCTTTATCTCAGCCAAGTTCGCCATGTTAGAGCTCTTCTTCCTTGCCCCGGGTGCCGGCTTTGCCGCCCTTGCCCTGGGTCTTGTCCGGATCCGCCTTGCTGTCGCTTGCGGTGGTCTTCTCGAGCAGCGCCAGTTCGGCTTCATCCAGCTTACCCAGGCAATCCGGGTTGATCTGGCGCAGCTCGTTGTGTTCTTTTTCGGTCAGGGTAACAATTTCACCCGGCGCCACCATCTTCTGGGAACCGTCGCGGTACAGGATGATGGTCTGCAAGGCTTTGCGAATTACATCGGCCATGTGGCAATCCTCTTATCTGATGGAGGAGAGGCCCGGTCTCCCGGGCCAATCTGATTAGCTCGCTGATCAGGTGCTGGTCTTGATCAGGAAGGAGGCGTTCGGGTCGGACGGGACCATCAGCGGTGCGCCCTGGGACATCAGGTACTCCACGCTCGGGTCTTCATTCTCCCAGTTTTTCGGGTAGAACGGCAGAGCTTGGTAACCTGCGCCCTTGTCCAGGATCGCGCCGAAGCAACGGACGCCCTGGATGGCCTCGGAGATACCCACGCAACCGTTCTGCGGCATCAGGTACTGCATCTGGCCCGCTTCATCGGTGTACTTGCGAGTGTCAACCCAGATATCGATCAGACCGCCGCCGGTGAAACCGGAGATGCGACCCATGTACTCGATGCCTTCGAAGCCATCCCACAGCTTGGTGACGCCGGTGTTGCCGTTGACCTGATTCTTGTCCATCAAGTCCTTCAGGCGGTCCTTCTCGCGAGCGTAGAAGTCCGCCCAAGCGGTACCACCGAACACGATCTGGGTGATGGTCGCGCCAGACATGGACTTGTCGTTCGCGATACGGCGAGCGGCATAGATATCGTCCAGCGGCTTGGCGCCCGCGTCTTTCCAGTTGGCGGTGATGGTCAGGGCTGCGTCACGTCCGAAGTCGACACGGGTGGTCGGGTAGTCTTCGCCAGACACATCCACGTAGCCGTAGATCGCGGCTTGCGCGGCCATCCATTCCCAGCGGTTCTCGTGCATGGCACGTTGTTGCTGGAGCAGATAGGTGATCACCGCAGCGCGACGCTGGGCCAAAGACAGCTTGCCCATGGCCGGGATCTCACCGGGTTGAACCGGCAGGATCATGTTCGGGTCGACCACGTCTTTCGGTTTGACGTAGGCCGGCTTGAACGCCTTGCGATGGAAGCCTTCGTGCTTGAGCACACGACCCTGCGCGGTGGGCGCAACGAACGGTGCCAGGCGGGCATAGTTCACGTGAACCTTGTCGAAGGCGATGGATTCTTCTTCGAAGTTAACCTGGCGGTTGAAGAACTTCAGCCAGAAGCTCGGCAGACGCTTGAATTTGCGCTGCACTTCCAGCAGTTGATAAGTCTGGAAAAGACCTGCCATGTTCGTTGCTCCTTACAGCAGTGACTTGATGGCGATGTTGGTGCGCAGGAACGCAGCCTTACGTTTCGCCAGGGTGTCGAGGGAGGAATGCCACACAAGGACTTCATGATTGAAGTCACCGCCGATATAACCGGCCACGTGGCCGCCTGCTGCCTGGGTCACTGCGTAGAGCGCGATACCAACAGCTTTTTCAGTACCGTCCGACGCGGCGGGGGCGTGCGGGACCGCAGCGCCGGCTGCGTTGACGGCGAATACCTGGTACTGCGCGAGGTCGCCGCCCACCGGGAAGTTATCGGTAACGACGTCTGCGCTGCCGGCGAACAGTTGAACCGGTGCATAGGAGCCGAGGTCCACGTTGCCTGCGAAGGGAGTGTGTCCGTTCATCTCAGCTCCTTACTTGGTGAAGTCGTAGCCGGTGGCGGCGGTGAACGCTTCCATCAGCTCGTTGGCTTGGGTTTTCTCTGCCGACTCGATGGGCTTGCCGTCCGGGCCGACGTTGGGGTGATCGTCTTGGTTCATGGCCTCGACGAACTTCTCGTTCTTGGGCTTGGCGGCCTCTTCTGTCTTTTCGACCACTTCGACGTGAGCCACCGGCGCCACGGCCAAGAGAGCGGCGGCATCGTCGACCGACATGTCGGTGTTCAGGGCCAGGTGGTTTGCCATGGCCTCGCGGCCTTTGGCATTCGGGTGACCGATGATGGCCCCTACGCGCTGCCGTTCGGCCTGTTTGGCTTCGTTAAGTTCCATCAAGGAATCTCCTGTCGTTTCATCGTTTGACGCTTCGCTGGGGCCACCCAGGAACGCCCGAATAGCCTCAATAGGTGATGCTACACTATCGATCAGCCCTAGCGCCAGTGCATCGTCAGCACTATAGCACCGCGCCTGTGTGTCTTTCACGGCCTCGACGCTGAGATTTCTGTTCCTGGCCACCGATTCGACGAACTTGTTGTAAGTAGCGTCCACCGATTTCTGCATGTCCGCCCGGACATCCTCCGGCAGCTCCGCATAGGGGTGTCCGTCCACCTTGTGCTCCCCTGCGTGGATCAGGGTGATGTTCAGGCCCCAGTCCTCCAACATCTTGCTCATGTCGACGTGCATGGTGTAGACCCCCACGCTGCCCGCGCCGCCTGTCGGTGTGACCACCACCTGGTCGGAAGTGGACGCCAGGGCGTAGGCCGCCGAATAGCATGCGCTGTCGACGACCGAGATGGTCGGCTTGGTGCCGCGCAGAGCAAAGGACTCGTCCGCCAGTTCGAAACAACCCGCGGCCTCACCGCCGCCTGAGTTCACGTCATAGACGATCGCCGTGACGTCCGGATCCGCCATGGCGGCATCACGCTGCCGGCGGATGAAGTTGTAACCCGTCACATACCCGTAGCACTGGCCGAACCGGTTAATCAGGCTGCCGTGGATGGGGATGATGGCCACTCCGTCTTGAAAGGCGAAAGGTTTGTTCTGTGCTTTGCTGTCGAAGCCGTAGGCCGCGCACAGAGACTCCATGACTTCCGCACGTTTGCGTTCGCCGCTCTCTGGGGTTTCTGCATGCAAGGTCTGCAGGTCCATCTGCAGACTGGATTTGTTGACGGCCACCATCACAGCGGCATGGTTCATGCGCAGCAGGGCCTGTTGGGATACGGTCACGCTCATTCAATTTGCTCCTCGTCTGGCTCTTGCTTGCCCGAAACGGTTGAAGGTTTCTTCTCGACCGGCTCCAGCCCGTACTGCTTCATCATCTTCTGCTCACGGGCCCGCTGGCGGATCACTTGGCGCCAGTCTACACCAAGGCGGGCGCACTCGTCCTCCAAGGTTGACAGCTGGTTGTTCAACCGCAGCTCGGCCGCCTCGGTCTCTTTCTTCTCGTCGATCTGGCCACGGCTTGCACCAATCCAAGTGCAGCATGTCAGCGCCTCGCGGACCATCGGGTCGTAGAAGTCATCCGGGGTGTAGCCGGGGGGCATCGGGATGTTGCCACGGGCAATCTCCTCCTCCAGCCACAGGGTATAGACCTCGGTGGCAAATGCGTCAGCCACGATCTTCTTGCGGCTCTGCATGAACTTCCAGGTCTCGGCCATGGACGCACGCGCAGACGAGTAGTTGGTCTGGGTGTAATCTCGGGAGAACTGCTCGTAGGACAACCCGAGGGACGCAGCGATCTTGCGCAGCATCGACGCTTCGAAGTCCGTGCCGACACCGCCGGGTGTGCCGAGCGGTTGGGCTTTATATTTGGTGCCGGGGAACAACACCGGCGCCTTGACCCCATCCACGGCGATGTTCTTGGACGCCGCCATATAGGCGGATAGGCCGTCCATGTAGGTGGCCAGATACCCCGCAAGCGGAGATTGGTCACCTCCGCCCATGGCTTGGAAGATCATCTCGGTCGGCAGCTCGGACTCGATCACTGCGGCGTAGCTCGCATTGACCACGGCGTTCTGCAGCGTAACGTCGCTGAACTTCTTGGTCATGTGGAAGTCTTTGAGACTCGCCACCATCTCGGAGATCCCGCGAGGCTGGCTCGGCAGTAATTGCTCCATGATGTGAATGACCTGACGGCGGCCCCACGCTTTGCGGGCCAACACCGGCTTCCACTTCCACCCGTCGATCTCGGTCATGTCTCCTGGGAACGATGTGCGGAACCAGTAACGCCACGGTGCGCCATATTCATCGATGTCGATGCCCGACTTACGCCGATCGGTGTCACTCTCCCCGTCCGGGTTGCTCAACCGGTAGGACGAGACCATCTGCACCGCTGTGCTGAACGGACGGCGTCGGTCGCGGATCCACTCGGCCGTTGCCAGGGCTTCACCGGCTAGTAGGAAATTGCCAACGGCCATGCGGACAAGACCGGTGAGGGTCTTCTTGCGCTCGGCGTCGAACCAGCAGTTCGGCGAATCGGCGACGAGGTTGAACCGGCTTTCCACCAGCTCCTGCCACATCTCCGCCCACTCTTCCGTTACACCGAGCACCATGGCGTTCGGCTTGGCGTTGAGGTTGAACTGGGAGCCGACGATGGAATCCCGGTGGATCGCCACCGCCCCTTGGGCCATGCCGCTGTTCTGCACGGCATCCTGGGTGCGGGCATCTGCCATGTCTTTGTCCGCCGCCACCATGGCAGACGGTGATATGACAGCTGGTTGCCAGCTCAGTAGCGTCTGGGACAGGCGATCGGCCCCTTCCAATCCGCCCCCGGCCATCTGCGTGGGACCCGCCTGCTCGAGAGTTTTCACTGTGATGTCTTTCATCAGAAGGTGAACCGTATCGGGCCCCGAGCGGCCGGTGCGACGCAAGTAGATCCGTCTGTCATCTGGCTTCGAAGCTGATTTATGTAGCTCAAGAGAGCCTGTTTATTCGCGGCCGTGTACTCGACGCGCTCCCCGTTCTGGTCCACAAAGACGCGAACCGATAGGCCCAGCATCAGCTCGTGGTACACCTTTTCGGCTTCCGCCAATTTTGCCTGAATGTCAGTGCAGCTCATTACGCTAATGCCTCCGCAAATTTACCGAAGTCGATCTGCTTGGGTTGGGCCATAAAACGGGTCGGGTCTTCTCGACTTCGCACCAGGGCATTCTTGTCCCAAACGTCGGCCCATGCCGGCGGGTTTTCCCAATCTATCATTTCGACGTTGAGTAGTTTCGGCGAAATGCACACGCCAAGGCAATAGTAACTCAAGTCCCACGCCTCGTTTCGCAGTTTCTGGGGGTTCTCCCAGCCCTTCTCTGTTCTGACCTCGGCGCACATCTCCGCATACCACGAGTCCGGCAGCCACTTCGGATAGTGGAACATACCCCGCCCCGGCTCGATGACATCCAGTCGGCCGTTGAGGGCATCCTTCAGCATGTTCGGGTTGAACATGAGAAGCGGGATGTCGCCGCGGGCGGCGGACTTGTTGTCCTTCTTCTGGCTATCTGGGTAGGAGATCCGTGTCCGTGGGGCGGACGGGTTGCGGTCGCCCTTCACCAGGATGAACCTGCCGTTCTCGCCGCGCTCTCGCAGCCAGCGGTAGAAGTCGTAGGCTCGATCTGTAACACCGACCTGACCACCCGAGTCACAGGTCGTGAATTTCACCTTCATCATCCGGCCGGACCCGTCCCCCAGCTCATACTCCTTGTCCATGACCTGCTCTTTGAGCAGCTGCCAGTCGTCCAGGTAGGCGTTGGGTTTAACTAGCTCCGGATCCCCGTCTTCGTCCACACGCTTGGACTTTGAGATGTTGAAGCGGTCTATCACCACCACGTCGTGAGGGCGCCCTGGCAGGATGCCATGCACCTGCACCACGAAGGCGTTTTTCTGCACGTCCACGTTGGCCACGATGAACCGAACGCCCTCTGGCACCATTTGCTCCGGCAACTCTTCCGCCCGAGACTTCATGGCCTCTGGCAGGCGGATGCTGTCGGTGATCTTCGGGACATAGGGCTCGCCCATGTCGTTGTTCCAGAATTTCTTGAGCGATTCTTCTGATCCGGTGCGCTCGTGCTCGTCGTGGGCATCGAGATAGGTCAGGACCAGCTTCGGCCAAGTCACAAACGCCGCCGCCGTGCCACGTAGCCAGTAGCTGGCGAAGGTCGTGCGCGGTCGCTTACCTGCGAGCTGCCCCTTGTTGTTGACGTGCATGCCCTCCGGTACCCACATGCCCCACTGTTGCATCTCGTGGCGCTCGTCCGGGTGGATCATCGTTCCGCAGTGCGGGCAGGCCATATGGGCCGTCGATGCCTTCTCCAAGTTCGACTCGGGCTTGTCGTCCCAGACGAGCAGGTCAAATTTGCCCTCGAACCATGTCCAGCAGTGCAGGCAGGGCCACTGCCAGCGACGGCGGTCACCCCTGTTGTAGAGCGCCATGATCCCCGTGCAGGGCGGCGCCTCGTGCGGGCTGCGCGGGATCCACTTATGGTCGAGGATCGGATGGGACGGCGAGCTCTCGGCCGCACACATGGCGAAGGTGCCGAAGGTGGTGGTCCGCTTGGTCGCCAGGTCGAAGGCGTTACCGTCACCGCCCACGTCGATCGGCATCCGGTCGAAATCGGTCATGATGATGCGCCCGACCGGTCGGCCCGCGAGTTCGGTGACGGACGGCCAGCTGATCGTGAAGATCATGCCGGTCACGTAGTGCTTGTCCATCACGTTGTCCGCGTCCCGCCCCTTCAGCAGCATGGCACCGATCTCGGGGGAGTGCCGGTGAAGACGGTCAACCCGTCGGATCGAGAAGTCGCGGGCGGCCGAGTTGGTCGGGCAGAACAGCATGGTGTCCATCGGGTCGACTTTCACCGAGTAAGCGAGGCCGTTGATTACGATTGAGTCCGTTTTCCCTGACTGGGCCGGCCCGACAAACGCCATATTCGAATAGTCCCGAGACGCGAAGGTGTTCATCGGCTCAACCATGTAAGGGGCTGTGCTGTTGTCCCACTGGCCGACGTAGGCCCCTGGCTGGTTGATGAACCGGTACTTCTCGGCGGCCTTGGCCACCGTCATCCGCTCTGGCGGCCTCATGTTCTCGGCTAGGGTGCGGACTATCTCTCGAAGCGACTTATAGCTCATCGTCCTCCGCCTCCGGCTCTTTGAACTGCTCGACCAGATCATCGGCCATGTCGTTCAAGGCCCCATCGATGAGCGAGCTGATCTTGTCGCGCTGCTGCGCCGTCAGCATGTGCTCGCGCTCCACCGCGTCTTGGATCAGCAGCATCGACATGCGCAGGCGTTTGAAGACATCGCCCATCACCCCGATGACCTGCTCCGTCGGCCACAGTTCGCCTTCTTTGAGCTGGTATTCCTGCTTCGCCCGCATGCCAGCCCAGAACTCCTTGGACAGGTGTTTCGGCAGGTCGTTGTGGTGCATCCGCTTGAGGTAGGTCTCGATGTCGTAGAGCGGCTTGACGAGGTACGGGGCCACCTCGTGGATTGCATAGATAGGATACCCCGCACGGGAACCGCACGGGGTGATGGGGGATTCGGCAAGTTTGGCGGCGATGTCCCGCCTATCCATTCGGAAGATCTTTACCAGCTGCGACTGCGTGCAGCCCTGGAAGATCATCTCTTCAGATTTTTTGTCGATCTGGTTGTTGCGGAGGGCATTTAAGCCCTCCTTGACGGTTTCAGCTTTAGCCATCGCTCTGCTCCCGCTGCTTCCACCAGTCCGCGAGTTGCTGGTAATTCCAGGCTTCTGCCCCGTCTCTGGCTTTGTCTCGTTTTTCTTCACACCATTCGCTTGCCGTCACAGCATGTCCTCCATCGCTTCTCGTTCTTTTTGGCGCTTGCGGGCAAGGCGTTTGAGTCGCTGGAACAGCCATTCTTGGGTGTCCCGTTTCTCTTTGAGGCGAACTACCACTTTCTCGTCCGCCGTGCCTTTCGCCACCAGGTGATAGAGCAACACCTGCCTCGTCTGGCCCTGGCGGTGCAAGCGACCGATCACCTGCTGGTATGTCTCGAGGCTCCAAGGGATGTCGTAGAAGATCATCACCCGCCCGCCCTTTTGCAGGTTGAGGCCATGTCCTGCGCTCTGCGGGTGGACCAGTAGCTTCTTGATCTTGCCCTTGTTCCATGGTGTCACGGCATCTCCAGACTTGTCCATGGCGACGGCATCTGGGAACCGGGCCAGCAGGCGCTCCAATGTCGGCTTGAAGTGATAGACGATCATCACATTCTCCCCATCCAGTTGCTCCAGTAGGGCCTCCAGAGCGTCCATCTTGTGGTCGTGCAGCTGGTGGGCCGTGCGGTTGAGCTTTGGTTTGCCATTCACCAGCTCTCGTTCTGAGTGGTAGATGAACCCGGACGCCATCTGCAGCAGCTTGCTTGCCAGGGTGGCGGCCGTCTCAGCCTCGATGACCAGCGATTCGCCATCCTCTTGAATAACCTCTGTCAGGAAGTCCTCTTCCATCGCATTGTAGCGGCTCATCTCAGCGTCAGAGAGGTAGACAGGGCTTTCGATGTGTTGCGGCTGTTTCATGTCCAGGTAGTCTTCCGCCTTCATGACAAGGCAGATGTCCTGGATCTTGGACGTGATCTCCTCCTTGGCCCCTGGGCGCAGGTCCCACTTCATCGACCAGCGGTTCTGGGTGAAATACTTTTCCCGGTAGCTGGTGACTGTCTTGCCGAGTCGTTCGCCCTGATCGAGCAGGTAGATCTGGGCGAACAGGTGCAGATATGACTCGGCCGCCGGTGTGGCGGTCAGTTGAACCATGCGCTTCATATATTTGCGGACATTCTTGAGCGCCTTGAACCGCTTGGTTGTGTGGTCCTTGAACGCAGAGCTCTCGTCGATGATCACCATGTCGTATGGCCATTTGGTGCGCCACTGGTCCACCAGCCACTCCACGTTCTCCCGGTTGATGATGTGGATGGCGGCCTTGGACTTGATGGCCTGAGCCCGGGTCTTGGCGTCCCCTGTCAGCACCTGATAGTTCATGCAGCAGGTGTGCTCCCACACGCTGAACTCGTCGGGCCAGGTCTTGTTGGCCACCTTCAGCGGGGCGATGATCAGCACCTTGTTCACTTCGCCGTTCATCAAGAACTCGGCCGCTGCCGTCATGGCGGTGACCGTCTTGCCCAAGCCCAGGTCAACGAACAGGGCACAGAACGGGTTGTCGCGGATGAACTGCAGGGCCGTGTGCTGGTAGGCATGCATGTCGCTCTCGACACGCTCGACGTTTTTGCGGCGGGAAGCCCGCCACTTGTCAAAAGAAGTCCAGATCTGATTTCGCATCATCGAAATTGTCCCATACTCGAACTATTGCGCCGTGTGCCCGCATCTCTTTGTGTCGAAGGAGCTGCTGCGGGGTGGGTATCTCTCCGGGGCGCTTGATCTCCCCGAACAGGTGGACGCCTTTTCTGATAAACAGGCGGTCTGGTACCGCCCGTTTACCTGGTGAGGTGAACTTGGCCACCCACCAGCCCGTCGCTTCCGCCCATTCCCGAATGTCCTTTTCAACCTTCGACTCTCGAATGACAGGTGGTTTGGCCATGGTTAATCCTTGCGATAGTGTGATCCGACAAAGCCTGCCGCTCCGAGAGGTAACCCTGGCGCCCAGCTGATCGGAGCTGTCATGCAGCGATGGACGAAAGCCAAGGCCTGCTCATCGTCCGCCTCTTCGTCAACCTCGTTCACCAGTTCGTCGTGGATGTGCATCACGGTCTCAATGTCCCAGGGGAGGTGCTCATGGCTCAAACCGTGCTTGTCTACACGGGACATGCCGATCGCCAGGACATCACGGGCGACGGCCTGGACAATGTTCTCAACCAGTTTGCCGCCGTGGGAGTAGACCCTGACCCAGCCATTGCCTTGCATCGGCTTGGACATGTAGCTGAAATTGGCCTTTGTGTACTCCTCCCCATCTTTCCCTTTCATGGTGCGCTGTTCCATCTTCGGGTCGAAGTAGTAGAGCCGGCGCCCGGACGGGAGCTTGATGCACAGGAATGGCTTGCGATATTCGATAGTCAGCGGCAGCTCGTAATCCGGTCCGTCGTCGCAGCGGCGGATGACCTTCACATCCTGCTTTGTGCTCAGGCAGCGCTTCACGGCATTCTCCAAGGCATACCAGGTCTGCACTATCTCCGGGCACAGCTCGCGAAATGCCTGCACGGATGAATGGGCCTCCTCCTTGGTCATGAAGACGCCCATGTTCTCGCCGTAGGCCCACAGGCCGGTCTTCTTGCCGTCATCCATGAGGTCCCCACCACCTAATCGGTAGCCGCAGTTGTGCGCCACTGCGACTTCACCTTCGCTGTTTCGGACCATGAATCGGTTGCGGGGCCCCGCGTTTATGATGTCGTAGACTTTAGTCATTGGTTACAAACTCCCAGTCGGGTGATGGCGGGTACGGCGCTTTGCCATTCAATCGGCGCGACATGGTGGCAATGCTGACCCCATGTTTTTTACTAGCAGAAGTGAGTGAGTCAAAAACCTCACCTGTCGGCTTATGCCTGACTCTCTTTTTAGTTTGCTCGGCCACCTTGGCTTGCGCGGCTCTTGTCATTGCTAGAAATGCCGGGTCTGCCATCTTGGCGATCATACGGGCTCTAGATTTTTCCCTGAACTCAGGTGTCCTCGTCGCTTTAGCCGCCGCTTCTTTTCGCCGCGCCTCAATGTCCGGGTCCGCCCGCAAACGACGCATTGATTTCGTGCCTGAAGATCGCAATATCGCAGACCCCTCTTCGGTCTTCGCCCATTTGCGCCACGCTTTGAGTGCCTTCTCACGATAAACAGGATCTGTGAATTCAGACCCGGCATCGGGCCTACTAGCCCCGAGAAGAGGCGTATCAACCGGCGCTAGTTTGTTGAAAGTCTTAACGCCTTGGCGTCGATACATATCAAGGATCGCTTGTTCCATGCGGGTTAAATCGTCTGTGGATGAACACCGTGCGATCATTGCGAACTCGAAGGCGTCCTCTCCGTGCTTATTGAACGAGCTCTGCAAATGTTTGTTGCAGTGATTTCCTTTGCGTAGGAATTTCCTGTGATCAGTTACCCGCTGCCCGACATTAACGGACTGCCCTATGTAGACAGCCCCAGTTCTCGTGTTTTTAATCCGGTAGATGCCGGCTCGCCCATCCGAATACGGAACCCACGTCTGCGCTTTCTGCTTCATGCCAATTTTCCCCGTCGAAAAACTTATGATCAGGTGTGCATTCGACGCCGTTGAAGTCCATAGTCTCCTTGTCGCCCATGTACTGGACGCCGCCGTGTGCAACCCACTCCTCTCCGTCCCAGAGCAGATCGTCATCGGCGACGTCTACTATGGGCACCCAGCCACGGTTTGTCAAAACCTCGACGCTCGGCGCTAGGCATCCTAGAGTAGCAGGTTTTGCTTTGCTTCGGTGAGGTTTTGTTTCTCCATAGGGGAGATTTAGCCATTCGCCAGCGAACGCTCGGTACAAGTCTTTTCCGGACTTCAGGGTGTCCATGAACCATTTGCAGTTGGTGATCCAGCCGATTACTACCGATTCAATGGATGACAGGTCACACACCACGAACTTCTTACCTTCGCCGGGGACGAACGCTGAGCGGATGCACCCTGTTAGTGTGTCCATCGGTTCACCGTTCAGCAGCTGCAGACCGGACAGGTCCCCTGCGCGGATCATCTCGTTGGCCCAGCTGAGGGGGGTTACGTCCTCGAGCGCCTTCGGCGTGCGCGGCAGGTTCTGTGTCTGGATCCGGCGACCCGCCCAGCGGCCTGTGCGTGATGCACCGTGGAACTGCAGGGAGAAGCGGAACCGGCCATCTTCACCGGACGCGTCCAGCATGGTCTGGTACTTGGCCAGGCTGCTCTTGTTGGAGTTCTGGCGCATGCGCAGCACGTTTACCGCGACCGGCTCGATGCCGTTATGGTCGGCCTCACGGATCACCTTCTTCACGGTGTCCGCCCGCAGGTCTTGGAACGGGTAGCCGTTGGCCTGCAGCCACGGGAGCAACTGCGGGGTTGACCCGGGGTTCGCACAGCCGGTGATCCGCTTCATCTGGGCAATGATGGCCGGCTTGCGCCGTTCCGCCAGGGCGAGCGCCTGCTTGGCGAAGTGCGTGTCGATCTGCACACCACGGTCATTGATGCGTTGGTCGATGGCGTACATGTGCCACTCGCGCTCGGGAATAGGGTATTTGTCGCTGTCCAGCTTCGCCTTGATGGCCATCTCGGATACCACGTCCTGCCGGTTGTATCCGCCGAAACTGCTCCACTCTTCCGGGTTGGTCAACGCGTCAAGCCAGCGGCAAGGCTGGTTCTTAGTCGGTTTCTTTGGCTTGCAGAACATCTGGATCAGCTTCTTGCCCTCATCCAGTTTCAGTTTGTCCTGCGGCAGGCCCATCGCCTTGCCGATCATCGCGAGGTCTCCAGAGAAACCCATCATGTAGGCCAATATCATGGTGCAGCGCCAGCTCTCGTATGGCGTTTCGATACCCCACCGGCGCAGCGTCATGATGCGCTCGAACTGAGCGTTGAACGCCCACTTCACGACATCGGGATCAGCTAGTGCCTCTCGCAGCTCTGCTGGTGGGCGTTTGCTCTCGGTGATGTCCCAGTATTGGACGCGGCCACCGTTAACCGACCATGCGGACATGATGATCTCGGTTGACGGGTCTGCAGAATAGCGGTCAAGTCCGTATTTTTTGAGGTCCACTTCGGAACGGGATTCGAAGTCGAGGTTGATGAAGTCGGGCATTGTGGGTGTCCTATGGTTATTTGTTTTTGTATGCCTTCAGTTTTCTACAAAGAGCGGCCGGGCTTATCCCAGCCTCACGTGCTATCTGCGCTTGGCTCTTTTTGCCTTTCAGGGCCTCTTGTATGACCAGTTCCCATTGCCAGTTTTTCAACTTTGCCGCTGGGTTGTTTTCACCGGACACACCGTTCTTGGCTACGGCCGTTGGGTCATCCCGCAGGGCAATAGCTTCTTCTAGCGTTGTTGTTGACCCAAGAAACTCTCGCTTTCCGGTTGCCCTGTTATACCGTCTGGCTCGGTATTTCTGAGTTTTTGCGTCAAAGCTGATGCCCTTTTCTCCGGTTTTGTTTTTTCGGTCCCTTTTGTTCAAGGCTTGCGCCTTGTACGTGGCCCACCGGCAGTTGTTTGGGGCGTAATCTCCGTCGTTATTTACCCTGTCCAATGTCATCCCTTCCGGCCTCTCGCCCATATCTCGCAAAAATGCTTGGAAGGACCTGTCCCATCTGGGACACACTTTTATTCCTCTCGCTCCATAGTTTTTATAACTTATGTGTTTTTCATTTTGACACCGCGCTCTCATCGTTATCCACGTTGGGTACAAAGGGTGTGTCTTGTTGCCCCCTCCGTACTCACGCTCCCTCTCTACCTCCAAGGTTCCGTACTTCTTAATGCGCCGATAGTGTTTCTGGCACATCCCTTTTGCGTGGATTTTGTCCGTGCATCCGTCTACTTCACACATCTCGATGTGCATACCGACTCCCCGTTTACCCGTGGCCCTTGTTCAACGCCTACTATAACCAGTGGTTGGGTAAAAATAAAGCCTGCGATTGCAGGCTTTTACTATTTACTGTTTAGGCTTTACAGGTCATCATCGTCGTCATCGGACGGCTTAGACTTCTTGCCGCTGGACTTCGGCGCTTCATCGTCGTCATCCCACAGCTCGTCATCGTCGATACGGCCTTCTCCGAACTGCTCGCCGTCCGCACGGAACTTAACGGAAAGCAGGTTCGCGTTACATCTGCGACCGAAGCTATTATCTTGAAACCACGGTCGGATGATGATATCCACGTAGCAACCCGGATAGATAACATCGGCGATCTCATCGACCTCAAGCAGGTCACCGTTGCCATCGCGGACCTTCGGACGCTTGGTTTCACGGGCCGAAATGGTCCACATGCCCTCGCACTCTTCCTTGTCGCTGTCATCACCGTTCTTGATGAACAGCTTGTCCTTGGACACCTTGGCGTTTTTGTTGGCCTTCTTGAGGTCTTCGATAACCTCAAGGCAGGCTTCCTTGACTTCCAAGTGGGTGGACTTATCCGCAAGACCCAGGATGGAGAACTTCGGCTCACCGCCGTCATCCCCTGCATAGGGTTTGTCCAGGTGCGGGTAGCTGGCACGGACGTTCAGGATCTTGATGATGCCGCCCTCGTAGAGAGCGCCGATCACTTCAGAGCCGTTTTTCAGTTTGCGGATAATCGCGGGGCCTTTTGCCATTTTACTGTCCTTACCGTTTTATCGGTTTAATCGATCTACTTGTTACAGCTCGTCGTCTTCATCGTCGAACATCCCCTCGTCATCCCAGAGGGTTTCTTCATACGCTTCCAACTCAGGGCGCTTGTCCGACAGGGGCACCAGTGTGGGTTTCCCAGCCGGCTTTCTCACATACCGTTCCAGTGCCTCGTGGGCCACCTTCTTCGGTAATTTGAGCTCGTTCCGCAAAACCTCCTCCGCCTGGGTCGGCGACAAGATCTTGCGAGTGTAAATCTGGTCCTCTTCGAGACCGTAAAGGATCAACAGGTCGGCGGCCTTGGCCTCGTCTACATACTCGCGATTGGTGCGGGCCTCAACCAGCTTCATCCCCGGCACCTTCTCGCCTTCCAAGGCTCGGCGCTCCAGGTTCTCATCCATGGTGCGCCACCACGACTCTACCAGGCGGCGGTATGGCCGCAGCTTGGCCAGTTGCTCTGTTGTAAATCTGCTCACGTCTGCGGGCCTCACTCTGTATTTGCCGCGGCCGATCCAGTCAGCGAACTCGTCCAGTTCTTCGCCGGTGTATTCCCGGCCAATGTCCTTGAAGTTGCCCTCAATGAGAGCGTGCTGCAGTCTCGCCAGGGCAACACAATCGGACTTGACCTTGCACCACTGGCAGGCCTTCTCGCCGGGGCTCCTTGGGGCATTTGGCTGCCATGCGGCGGCGGCCCGTGCCTTGAGATAATCAGAGAACTCCAGTAATTCAGCCCTGCTGATCGTCCAGCTGTCGAAATGTCCGAGCCGTGGCTGGGCAATCCGCATCTCGATCACTTCGAAGTGATAGAGATGGTCGTACTTCAGGAAGAACCCGAGGGCATAAATCCGCGCCTGAGTATTCCCCTCCGCAAACACCTGGATCCCTTTCCCATATTTCAGGTCGGTGATCACCAGTTTGCCCGGTTGGCACGCTGCGTGGTCAGCCGTTCCTGACTGGTTAGGGAGCGGTGTCAGCTCGCTGAAGAACACCCTGGTTTCGGTGTAATGCTCACCTGGTTCGAACATGCACCAGTCAACGTACTCTTGGACATAGTCCATCATGACTTGGGTTACAGGTATCTCGAACCTAAAACCTCGCTCCTCAACGACCTGTACGGTGCCTAGGAGCTCTTTCGGCTTCCGGCCTGACCTCAGCCATGTCTCAGCGACGAAATGCGCCACCGTGCCTTCTGCGGCTTCTGGCGAGGTTCTGTCCTCTTCCATCATGTTCGCGATAAGGCTTCCGGCGCAGTGAAGCCACATTGCTGAACCGGACGGTGAAAATACTGAGTGCCCTGATTTGTTTATTTCCTCGGCCAGTTTGGCTAAGGCTGTCTTGTCGGTGATAAGTCTGGCCTTTCGGCCAGACTTACGGATGCGAGGTGTGACCGTCATTACAGGTCTTCTTCCTCTTCCTCTTCCTCTTCCTCGTCGTCGTTGCCGCCGCCTTCCAGCAGCATTTTCGCCAGCTCAAGCACCTTCTCGGCATGTTCTTGGGCCAGGTTGGCCATCTTGGCTTCCGGCACACCGGCTTCCTTCATGATGCGACGGGCTTCGGCGATACCAAGGTTCTCGTCGTCCTTGACGGCGATCAGCGCGTCCTTGGCTTCCTGCAGGCTCACCTTCGGCTCTTCCTTGGCAGCGGGTTTGGCAGCAGGCTTACGGGCAGCCGGTTTCTTGGCCGGTACCGGGTCTTCTTCCGGTCCAGCGGCTTTCTTGGCCGGAGCGGTTTCCGCTTTGGCGGCAGCTTCGCCTTTCAGAATGGACAGGATGGTGGCGGCGTTATTTTCGAATTGTTCGGTGGTGAAAGTAACCTGGATGCTCATGGCAATCTCCGTAATCAGTTTGGTTGGTTTTTGTCTTGACTTGACGAGGTTGAAGATACGCTTGGTGCGCAAACCTGTCAACCTCCAATTTACGTTATTTGACGACCTTTGCTATAACTCATCGTCGTCATCATGCATTCCACTGTCGTCGAATCCGGCAGGCGCACTACCGGCCAACGGTGGCATGTTGAACACCCGCCGTCCGCCATGTGTCTTGCGCGACTCGCCCGCTAGGCGTCTTAGGATGTTGCCTGCCGTTCTGGCTAGCATCTTGGTGGGATTCTTGTAGCCGATCACCTTCAGCACTTCGGTCGCGGTCATACGGGCGCCCTCCCATTTCTCCTGGGTGTCGGACGCTGACTTGTAGTGGTTTGGTGTCCAGTCGAACTCCTCCAGGATCGCCTCTTCAATCGGGTCTGTGCTCTCGTGGTCACGGTTATGCTCGATGAGCGCCTTGTTTTCCTCGGCGGTGAGCCACCACTGTTCTCCGCCTCGGTACAGCTCGTACACTTCAGCCCACAGCTGCTGCATGTCGATGTCATGATCGTGGTGGACAGCGGTTACCGGGATAGTCCACCAGCGGGTGTTGCCGGTCTCGTCGACCAGGAAGTTATGCTCGTTCACCGATGCAAAGAACACCGTGCGGCGGGCATACTCCGATGCCCTGCGGTCATAAGGCATCCGCACTTTATCTGTGCCCTGGGACACAAACGCCTTCATCCGGGCGATGTCTGACCTGCGAAACGTCGCATCCAGTTCGCCCAGCTCGCATACCCAGTGGGTGAGCGCGTTTATCACCGTGTCCTTGTTATCCGGGTCAACAGCAACGCCCTCCATCACCAGGTTCTGGTCTTCTGGCCCGAGCCGGAGCGCCCAGCGCGTCTTGCCCATGTACTGGCCGCCAACGAACACCAGGACGCCGCGGGCCTGCCGACGTGCGTTGCCCCCGTCGACCCCCATGGCGACGGCCGAGACCAGCCAGCGGCGGATCAACGTCTCTTTGAGCCGCAGGTTCATAGGGCTTTCCACGGTTCGGTAGAGGTCTTTGAGGCGCGAGACCCCGTCCCATGGCTTCGACTTGACCCACTCTTCCACCGGGTTGTAGCGGTTCTGATCCGCCAGGGTGCGCAGGAACTTGTCCGTTGAGGCCGTGGACATGGTGTTCAGGCTGCACAGCGACTCGACGACATAGAGCTCGCAGTTGGCCCGGTTGTCCATGCTGAATGCCTTGCCGATACCGGTCAGGCGCTGCTCTTTGCGGATCTCATCGTAACGGCAGGTGATCCCGTATTCGTTGAGGAGATATGCCATGTTGTCGATGGTGTTAAGGGGTGTGCCGCGGTCTGACAGATTCGGGAACCCGAACTTGTTGATCGGCTCGGAAAGGTCTATGCCGCTGGACTTAACTCGCTCCCATGCGGCATTCGCGGCCTCTTTGGCTTGCGCTTCAACCGCGTGGCTCAAGGTCAGTTTGGCGAGGCGTTTGCGCCACACGTCCCATGTCTCTTTGGTTTCGCAACGATTGAAGCCCGGGATCACCTTCTCCAGGGCCTTCTTGTCGTCTTCTGCCCACTTCACCCACTTTCGGATATCGTTGATCTTCGACACAGGCGTGTCTTTAGACACGGCCACTCGTCCGAAATTGCCGTTATCCCACTTGTGCTCGAATGCGTCTTCGTCGAAGTTCGGGGCTTTGGCCGACCAAGCGCGGGCCAGCTCCTTGAACTCATCAGGCTCGCGTTCGCCGTCCTTGATCGCCGCCAAAACTGCCACCCAGCGGCCGTACTCCGTCTCCGCTGGCAATTTTTCAAGAAATCCGGCCAGTTCCTCGACCGTTCCGTCCCAGGTGTCTCGCAGATCCTCGGTGAGCTCGTCTTCCTCGTCGAAATCGGCGTCCAATACCGGCTTTTCAGGTTTTTTGCCGATCACATGGCCACGGGTTGGTGAGGCTTTCGGGTCTTTTTCCCAGCCTTGCGCCTTCGCAAGCGCATCAAACTCGTCGCAAATCGCACGGGCCGCAGGGAGATCGATCTCGTTCAGGTCGAAATTGGCGTCGTGGTTGAGCGGGCTGTCACCGTTTGGCCATGTGAATGGCTTGCCTGTGCCGGGGTGGGTGCCGAAGGCTACGAACTGTTGACCGTGGCCCAAGATCTCCACGGCGCAGCGATCACCGTCATCGTTGATCCAGGTGTGTGATTTAACCTTGGCAAATGGCTTGTCTGTCCGATAAACCAAGAGTTTCTTGGGGGCCCGTCCGATCCGCAGTGGCGCGGGCCCGAGCAGATCGACAACAAACTCGGCCATCTGGTCGGACAGGGCTTTGTCCAGGACGTCAATATCGACAGCTGGGGTGTGCGCCGTGTTAATGCCGATCCCGCAGTGCGCCCTGGAGTGGGCCCACTTCGTGATGTCCTCTTCGGTTGCGGTGTGTTCCTGCCACCCTTTGAGAGCGGGGGCTTTGCCTGGACTGGAATGGTCTTTGGCGTCGTGGGGGACTATCGGGAGGATGTTGAACCCATTTTCTATCAGGGTTTTCCCGTACTCTTTGAAATTGTTCGCCATCTGTGTCTCCAGCTGGGAGTATGCACAGTTGCTGAAGCGCCCTATCAGGGCTACTATCGACTCCGTGCATGCCACATGCGTGTTTTAGAGGGCCTTGAGTTTTTCTCAAAGGCCCTTTTTTTCTGGTTGTTTTCTTGCTCGCAACCAATCAAAACCTGCCTTCCGTGCCCACTCCACGATATCGACCTCGTACCAGCGGATGACACGGCACCCGAGTTTGATGGGTTCTGGGAACGTAGGCAAGTTCGGCACCTGTCCTTGCCGCCAGGCATGCAGCGTCTGTCGGCTGATCCCTATCGTTTCGCAAATATCTACTGCCGACACCAGTCGGCCCCCTGTTGGCTTCATGATCTGACCTTTCTGTGAGGTTTGTCCGAGTTAGTAAAGTACACCAATGGCGTCGCCGTGGCAATAGGATGGTGTTCCGCCGAAGAGAAACATCGAAGCACACCATTGACGTGCTTCGAACGCGTCATGTTTCGGCCCGTACTTTTTGCGGTTTTGTAGCACGTCACTGCCCCGCGATCCCGATCCCTTCTCCACGAGCACTCGATGATAACGAAAAACAAAGCGGCGGATCGTTTGATCCGCCACGTTCTTCTCTCAGGCCATTGGAGGCTGAGTTTTAACGCCTCCGTGTTTTTTTGCCTGCAAGTCGTTGATTCTGAAAGATTTTTAGCAGAGTTTTGTGAAAGCATGGTGGCGAGGCGGCACATAGTTCACACATCCCGTAATATTAGAATACACACTAAACGATAACATATATCAATTAGAACAATCTGGTGATCTTTTATCAAATACTCTGCCTCCTAAGACTCCATCTACAATACTTATATAAATATACCCTTATAGATCAATACTTTAGTAGTCATAGAAGTTGGTTTTAAAGGGAGGCTAAAGGGGAGGCATGGCTGGCGGCATTGATTTTCTCTGTCTCCAACACCCCTGGAGGCGCTCTGAGCCGACAATGGCTGACCACACCGACACACCCAAAAACTGAAAACAGGCAGAGGGGCTATGGCGGATCCGGTAGCAAGTGTCACCCCGCGAGTCCGCGCCCTCGCACGCCTCGAACCGACCCGGGAGGGACCCGCAAGCCCTTGATTTATAAGCAATCCTCTTTAGGATCCGCAGACTCATGGAGGCAATGGAGGCAATGGAGGCAGATATTAAGAAAACGTGTCAGATGAACACCCAAACGATAACGGCGATCAAACTGCCCGCCGTGCCAGCCAGGACAGCCAGGGCAGACAGGACAGCCAGGGCAGACAGGACAGCCAGGACAGCCAGGACAGCCAGGGCAGCCAGGACAGCCAGGACAGCCAGGGCAGCGGGGACAGCCAGGGCAGCGGGGACAGCCAGGGGCAGCCAGGACAGCCAGGGGCAGACAGGACAGCCAGGACAGCCAGGACAGCCAGGACAGCCAGGACAGCCAGGGCAGCCAGGACAGCCAGGGCAGCCAGGGGCAGCCAGGACAGCCAGGGGCAGACAGGACAGCCAGGACAGCCAGGACAGCCAGGACAGCCAGGACAGCCAGGGCAGCCAGGACAGCCAGGACAGCCAGGGCAGCCAGGACAGCCAGGGCAGCCAGGACAGCCAGGGCAGCCAGGACAGCCAGGGCAGCCAGGGCAGCGGGGACAGCCAGGGGCAGACAGGACAGCCAGGGCAGCGGGGACAGCCAGGGCAGCCAGGACAGCCAGGACAGCCAGGGCAGCCAGGACAGCCAGGACAGCCAGGGCAGCCAGGGCAGCGGGGACAGCCAGGGCAGCGGGGACAGCCAGGGCAGCGGGGACAGCCAGGGCAGCGGGGACAGCCAGGGCAGCGGGGACAGCCAGGGCAGCG